GTTGAGCTTGTGCTTTTGCTAATTTCTCACGAGACTCAACTGAGATACACCATAACAAACGACCAAGTTTTTCAAAGTCTTTTGATTTTAAATAATCTTCAATCGACTCTGCCTGTTCAATCGTCGCAGAAAATACATCTTGGCTAAAGTTCTCAAACAATGTATGGTCGTAATCAGCATTGTGATTGCATAATTCTTTTACACGATCATCAATAATATCTTCGTAGTTCATTAAAACCCCCTTACAATAATCCAACAAACCAATGCTGGGCCAAATACTACAACTGCTCCGATAACTGCTTCTATAAGTGTTTGCATTTTATTTCCCTTTAAAATGATTAATATTTACTACAACTACAGAATAATTAAGTTTTGTTAATAATACAAGTAGGTAGATTCCCTAAGTGCAAAAATACAACAGGGGAAGTCAGGGATAGGCACGTATGGGGAAAAAGGGAGTAAACCCCCCTACCCCTGACTGAGATTGTTTTTTAATTGGAAATACTTTAATAAACATTGAAACATTTTCCATCCTTTTTGTAAATCATCTTGATCTATTTCATGGATTTGTGTTTCATCTTCGCTAACAAATACAATGGCACAACGAGCATTTGGCATATTAAATCCATGTGCATACGCAGAAAGTTGTAAAATATGTTCATCATAAACGGCAGCGTTTTTAAGGGATTCTTTTGTCTTAAAATCTACAACAATGCCCTCCTCGCTGTACAAATCGCACTTACCAGCATACCCAAGAGGATGAGCAAATGATTTCTCACAATTCCAAAACTGATCACCAAAATGTTTTCTTAATGCCGTTTCAGTTCTATGTGTATACATTGGGTACTCAGGTAAATATACTTGCGTAAAATATGCTTCTAATACGCTGTGCATAGCCGTACCTCTTGCCATAGCATCTTTGCCTGTACTACGAGAGTCTTCCGTAACTCTTTTTAACCAATCGGCTTCTAGTTCGTTTTCTCCACGAGGTAGAGTAAGACTAGCTAATAGGACTTGTTCTTGTTTCCAACGGTCAAGACCAGGCTTAGATAACACATTAATAATAGTCGTAACACTTGGCAGCAATCCTTCTTTTTTCGCATCTGCAAGTGTTGTATTGCGTACATTACCGTTTTTGGCAATGCGTGTATAACTAGGTTGGCCATCGGCTGTGTACCAATGAGCTGTATTACTTTCTGCTGTGATGATCATATTTTCCCTTTATGATATTTTAAAATTCAAACTTAAATTACACAAAAACATTAACAAACTACATATTTATACAAAATTCATGAATACCGAACGGTAAACTTTTTGTACATTAACCTACTTTTTGATACAAAATTACTTATCGGTAAACTTTTTCGTACAAATCTACACTTTTATGCACGTTCACTCGCTTTCTTTAGTATTGCCGTCATAGCTTTTTCTTCTGCCGTAAATTCAAGAGCATCACCATAAACTTCATGAACATTTATTGGTTTTTCTAAATACCAAGCCATCCACTCTCTAACTTCTTGGTCTTCTGTCATTTCTCACTCGCTTTCTTTATAAACACAACTGGTTCTGTATGTTCGCCACACCAGTCATCAGGAGCTTTATTTTGTGATTGTGGAAACCTACGACAGATACCCATTGCGTCAAATCCTTTTGGGCTATACCAATACTTGCAAGTTTTACATTGGTTCATTTCTTTCCCTTTAAAGTGAACACTATCCCTTCACGCAAGTGCATGAAATTTTAATAAAGTTAATAATCTTTACGAATAGACGATTTTTCCTGACAGTTCAGAAGCACGTTGCATCACTTGATTAACAAATTTGTTAAGTCCAACTTGATCAAATTGATACACAGTACGTTCTTCATCTACACCAAACAACAGCGTAAACGTGTCAGAATTATTCTTCGCATATTCACGAATCATATTATCCATAATAACCTCAGAACGGTAAATCCTCTGGAATATCACCTAATGACTTAGAGGCATAATTACTTATTTCTCCAATGTCAACAGATGGGCTTTTCTCCTTACTTGTTTCCTTACTTCCCAACAACTGCAAACTACTTGCTACAATGTTTACTGCATACTTTTCTACACCAGACTTATCGGTATATTTATTTGTTTTAATCTTGCCCTCAATGTATAACTGAGTGCCTTTAGTAACCAATTTAGAAGCAATTTCTGATAACTTACCAAAGCAACTAATGTTGTGCCATTCAGTTTGCTCTGACAAATTGCCATTTTTATCTTTATATTTTTCAGACGTTGCTAGGCTAAAACTGGTAACACCTGTGCCATCTTGAAACGCACGAGTCTCAGGATTCTTACCCACATGGCCTATTAAAGTTACACGATTAACCGACATTTGTTTCTCCTAATTTTTTTTCTAGTAATGCAATTGCATTAATGGCTTGATTTCTGTCTAAAAGCGACACAGAAGGCTTTTTAAAGTAAGTAAGTAACTTACCCTCATCTGAACCTGTTTGCTCAATTAAAGCGTTGATAGAGGCTATTTGTTGAGCAGTCGCAGCCACAGGCTTTTCTTCTTCTACGTCAGGCAAATCTTCTCCTGCGTAAATATATAATCCAAGACCATGTAAGGCGATTGCTTTAGCCAAGCATCGTTGCATCGCAGTATTAACTGCAAATGCGTCAGGGTTAGGCATAGCTTTGTTTTGGTTATTCATTACAGGCAATTGAGCAGTCATATCTTTACCAAATGCTGTAACGGTACAAAACACCATTAAAGTGTCACCAAATGCCATTGGCTGATCATATCTCCATGTTGCAGACGGATCGAGCTGAAGTAACTGGTCAACAGCCCAAGCCCAAGACAAATAAGTAAAACGACCTTTCTTTTCAGTATTCTCGTTTACGTTAATTTTCCGTAGTTCTAAGTAATTGTTCATTTAAGCACCTCAGCATTTTTTAAATTGCCTGTTTCACCACATAGCGTAATTAATAAATGACCTCTTTGACCTGCGTAAACTTCTGTTAATGTCCTACGGTATCTGTCATACCCAAAATGAATATGTCTATCAGGTTTTGGTTCAGGTTTAATGCGATAAGTTAAACGTAAATTCCATGTTGGATCATAAGTGCAATCATCCCATGTATCAGTATTTGGATGAAATACTTGAATTTCTGCACCATCAGCCCATGCTTTAATTAAATCTGCGTGTTTATGTTTCATATTAATGCCCCATATACTGAACAAACGCAGAACGTGGCAGACCCGTTTCAAACCAAATGACTTGTTTATCTTCTTCAGTCATTGTTCCGTATTCCATACGTTCTAATGCTTCTAAAAGTCTCATTTGACGTTCTTCTTGCATTACTCTCATTTCTTGCATTTCATCATCAATATCACTTGTATCAATCATAGTTTTCTCCCTTTAAGTAACTATGTTGTTATATTAACAAAAATTAATATATCTTGCAACAACTGTTGTAAAATAAACAAAAATAAATTAAGATAACTTTATGCAAACTACAACTAACAAACATAATTGGAATGATTCTATATTGATTGACTTGCTCGGAGGAACAAATGAAGTTGCTAAATTATGTTCTGTAGCACCTCCAGCAGTTGCACAATGGAGACATCGAGGTTTACCACATGGTCAATTAGTATTTTTAGCGGCTAAACTAGAAAAAGATAGTCATGGTTTAGTTACTAGAAAAGATTTATTTCCTAATACATGGTGGATGATATGGCCTGAGCTTGCAAAGAATAGAAAATAGTTTATAATTTTAATTGTCAGGCGTGGAAACTTGATTATATTGCTCGGAGAGTGCCTATTCACATGGGTTGGTCTTTTAATATAAGTTTATCCGAGCTAATTTATATTAGATTTCCACACCAACTCAGTTGAATGGGCATTTTCATTTGGGTGACCGTACTCCACACGTCAGTAGTGATCCTAGATGGGATGCTTGGAAGAAAACATAGGCTAACGTACACTCCGTTGCAAGCCTCGCTAACTTAAATGGGTATAGCACAAGATTAGGTTTAAATGAGTGGTAATAACCGTTCCTAATCGAATGAACATTAACTTAGGTAGCATTAGTAATAATATGTAGTACTTATTATTATGGATGGATAGTGGGGTGACCACTCAAGGTAGCGTATTGTCTAAAGGTATATAAAATATATATATGAATAGTAAAGATATTAAGAACTTTGAACAAAAATTAGATAGAATCATTATTGTGTTAGTAATGATATTATTCTTTTTTTTATGGATTTAAAGAGTGAAGAATGGCGAAGAATATGTGAAGCAACATCAACACTTGCGACACCTTTACAACAAAGAAGAAAATATTTAGCGTTAGTAGAAAAACATCGTGGTATAGTGGCAAGACAAGAATTAGAAGCCGAGATTCTTAAACAATGGAAAATTCTAAAGGGAAAATAGAATATGTCATCTTATTTAATATGGGCAATAGGTATAGTTTATCTATACGTTGCAGTAGAACAAATACTTAAAGGTAATGTAGCTTTAGGTGTGTCATTTGTAGGATATTTTATAGGCAATATAGGCCTCGGATTGGTAGCGAAATGAATGAGTTGGCTCTTTTCGCAGGTGCTGGTGGAGGAATACTTGGGGGACATTTGCTCGGATGGAAAACAGTCTGTGCAGTTGAATGGGAAGCCTACCCAGCAAGCGTACTTGTCGCAAGACAAAATGACAAAATACTCCCGCCTTTCCCAATTTGGGATGACGTACAAACCTTTGACGGAAAACCTTGGCGAGGAATTGTTGACGTTGTATCTGGAGGATTTCCATGCCAAGACATCTCAGCCGCTGGGGGAGGAGTTGGAATCACAGGAGCAAGAAGTTCAATGTGGAAACACATGGCACGGATTATTGGCGAGGTACGACCAAAATACGCATTTGTGGAGAACAGTCCAATGCTCACTACTAGAGGACTTGGAACAGTCATTGGAGACTTTTCCGAGATGGGGTATGACACGGAATGGTGTGTGTTGGGAGCGAACGATGTTGGAGCTAACCACAAACGAGATAGAATTTGGATCTTGGCCTACACCAACTGCAAGTCAGATGCCCAGCGAGGGTTCGATACTTCAATATCGGAAACTAGTGGACAACGGAGTATTGACAAAAGAAGAAGCGGAAGGAATGTTGATGGCATCGCTCAATCCTCCACGAATGAAAAAATGGACTCCGAAAGCGGACACACCAAGCGGAAACTGGCCGACACCGACTTGCGCGGACATTTACACGGACAAATTGAAATCAAGTCAACAGACGGAAGGTTCAATGCACTCAGTCAGTTTAGGTCAGGCAGTCCAGATGTGGCCAACTCCTCAAAGCAACGATGCCAAAAATGCAGTAGTGAGACATCGAACAAAATCTTTGCAAGTAATGTTGGGGGGTGCAGTTGCTACTTTGGATACTCAAGCAATTGGTGGTCATCTGAACCCAACGTGGGTAGAGTGGCTAATGGGGTGGCCGCTAGAGTGGACAGACTTAAAGCCATTGGAAACGGACAAGTTCCACTTTGTGCAGCAACAGCCTGGAACATCCTTAAAGGAAGAATAGATGATAAATCCTAATGACGAAATCCAACACATAGTTGATCTGATTGATGACTATGCTGAAGCAGATGCTAATTTAGCCTGGTTAGATAGTTATAAATCAGCGTTAAAAGCATTAAAAATGAAAGAGAGTACCAATCCATCTATTGCAGGTAAAGAAATGGATGCGTTAGCTTCTGACGAATATTTACAATACTGCCATGACTTAAATGAGGCTAAACGTAAATACACAGCATTAAAATTGACGATTGAAACTGCTAAAATGAAGGTCGAAGTTTGGCGAACAGAACAGGCCACTAACAGACAAATAGAAAAAATTACACGTTGACAAAAGCAGAAAAAGAATTATATGGAAAAATTGCACGATTGGGATGCTCTCTCTGTCACTACCTTAAGTTGGGTCCAACAGAATGTGAAATTCACCATATCAGAAGATTTGGTGGGAAAAGAAAAAATGCCGAAGTTATTGGACTCTGCCCACAACATCATAGATTCGATGATGGTATTCACGGACTTGGCAGAAAAGGATTTGAAGCTCGCTACGGCATTGACGAGCAAACCTTATTACTTCAAACAATGGAATTATTAACCTTGTAAATTAGGTAGTGATATGGCTAAATTGCAAGGT